ATCACCAGGCTCAGAGCGTCATTAGTCTGCACAATGCGGTAGTTGTCCGCAATGGGATCGTTTATGTCGAGGCCCACTTCCGGCGTCCACTTTTCTTTCTCCAGCTCGGTGATGGCCACGGAGATCACAAAGGTTGATCCGCAGTGTGCGGTCCTTTCCACCCCCATCGGCTTTCGACGGGCGAAGTTTCCGGCGTCACCCGGTAGGCGTTTTGCTCTTTGTCGCCCTGCTTCTTCATGGCGATCATCGCGTTCAGCCAGGCGGTCAGCGCCGCCGATCCGCGCATCTTGTCGGCGGGGTTGGGGCTGGCGGTGAGGCAATAGGATTCCAGGCCGGTCTGGAAGTGGCGCGAAAATGAGTCGGGAATGGGGGTCAGAAGCTGCCCGAATGTGGTGAAGATGGGCGGCGCCAGCTGGTAGCAGGGGCTGATCTGATAAACCGGGCCGGTGGCATTGGGCAGAAAGTCGAGCCGGAATCCCTGGCTGCTTCCGTCTACCACCGTCCACACGCAGGAGCCATCGGGGACCGTTGTTCCCTCAAGAGAACCGACGGGCGCGGCCGGCGCCGTGGTCCCCGTGGTGCCAAAGCCGGTGAGGATCAGGTAATTCCCGTTGGCGTCGCGAAAGTTCATGATCGAGTTCTGGCTGGGTGTGGTGGTGATCAGCGGGTAATACACCACGCCCGCGCCCGGCCAGGTTCCCCAGCCCAGCTCGGCGTTGTACATCCAGCAGATTTTCGTGGGACGCCAGCGGGCCACGCTGGTGCGGCTCAGTTGCCGCACCCAGGTCAGCGGCCCATCCCAATTCAGGGGCTTGGGAATGGTGGTCGCGTTCACGTCCAGAATGTCGCAGTCCTCGCCCCATTCGATGGGGCCGGCGGCCTGCGCCGGCTGGGGATAATCCTGCTGCCAGCTGTTGGTGAGAAAGGGCGCGGCCACGCCGCGATTGAATTTCCAGTTGAAGCGTTCGCAGATCAGATCGGCGGCCGCGCGGGTTCCCAGGTCCAGGCCGAGGTCGTCGCCAAAGCCGGAAGGCAGGCCGCGCGGGTCTGCAATTCCTTGCGCCGCAATTATGTTATATATGCTCTGTAAAGATCGGGTAGATATAGCGGCCATATTTTTCTCCTTCCAAACAGCGAAACCCGGCAGGGGGGGACATTCCCAGCCGGGCCTGCTGGTGCCGCCTCCGCCCGCAGAGTGGGAAAAAAACGGAAGCGAAACCTAATTACGCGAGAAGGTCCACGCCGGCGGAAAGCAGTTGGGCGCTTGGCACGGCCGCCGAAGCTGCAATGGTGACAGTCAGAGTTTCAGCTATGGTCAAATCAATGGCGCTTGACGGCGCCACGTTGGTGTCCAGATAGATGACCGTAACCGGCGCCGCCGTGGTGCCGATGTTGGCGGCGATTCGTCCATGCGAATTGATCGTTGCTGCGGTGCCTGTAGTGACCACGGTCAGCGTGAAATCAAACTGGATGGGAAGATTGGTTGAGGCTGCGGTGTTGGTCGCGGCGGTGGTCATGGTGCATAACGTCACCGCGCCCAGCTTCAAGGCGAGGGTGATGGTGGCCACGTTGGTGGAGGTTGTGTTGTAGACCAGTGATCCGCGCACGCGCACCGAGCGGCCGACGGTGTTAAGCAGGCCGGCGCTAAACGTTTGTGAAACCAGATTCTGCGCGGTGGTGATGGCGGTCAATGCTGTTTGCGTGCCTATATTCGCAAAGCGGGCCGCTCCCACCACTACGCCCTGCGCAACCGTAACCACTCCCAGCAGGCCGGTCAGTTGATCCGCGATAAGTGCGCCGGGCGAGTCTGTGGTCTTTCCCGCGCTTCCTGAAACAATCCTGTCTGCGCCCATGACGATTTCCTCCGTTATTGCTGCGCGTATTCGATTACGCCCGATGTTTGCCCTGTTCCTGAGAGCAGGAGACACACGTTGTCGGCGGCCGTGGCGGTGGCGTTAATCTGCCATCCTCCCACGCCCTCGGTGACTGACTGATTCACGGCCAGGTTCCAGCCGGTGGCTGCCGTCGCGCCGCCCGCCATGCCCGCCGTGCCGGTGCCGCATGTGGCGCCGGTTCCTTCCACCAGGGCGATGTTCTGCGCCGTGGCGGTTGTGATCGAGATATGGCAGATGTAGGTCTGCTTGCCCGCTTTGCCGGTGGCGATCTGGCCGCTGGCGGTGAGGTTGACCGGCACGGCCACACGCAGATTGATGGCGCAGGGGTCGCCGGCCTTGGGGTTATAGCTGGCGGCGGCATCGGTGCGCGGGGTAAACCACACCAGGCAGATCCAGGCGGCGAAAATCGCCACAATTAAAATTTTTAGTTTTGCCTGCCTCATGTTCGTGCTCCCGTCCGGTTGTCCAGGCCCTGCGCGTAGGCGTCGCAGGGGCGCGGCAATAGAACTTCCTGGCCGTCGCCGTTCATAAAGGTGAAGGTCACGCCGCAGTGCATGGGCGCGGCCGCCTCGGGCGTCAGCTTGTCCTGGGAGAGTTCCAGCAGGCGGTCAAAATCGGCCCTGGCCTGCAGGTACTTTTCGACGCGCCGCTTGGCGTCGTCTTTCGATTCGCCCGGCCGGGGATTCTTGGCCATGTCGCGATCATTGGGACTAAAAACCCTTAGTCTGCAAATCGCGCAGGTGATGAGCTGGGTGTGCGCGTCGGGCATCTGCGCCACACTCAGCGCCGCCTGGCCCTTGCCGCCGTAGGGATTTTTGGGCGATCCGCCCTGGCGGTGGGTGCATACGCGGGCGATCCGCGCCACTTCCTCGCGGTCATTGCGGAGCTGCGTCTGGCGCTGCTTGTTGGTGCGCTGGCGCTGTTCGCGTTCACCCTTCCACTGCGCAACCGTTTCCCTGGTCTGCTCCAGCTCCAGGCGCGATTTTTCCAGATTGACTTGCGCGGCTTCGAGAGCGATGGCATCCAGTTCGGCCTTGATTTCGTCCACGTTTCTCGGCATTTGTCTCTCCATCGGGGTGATGGTGGGGAGGCCTGTGGCAGCGCCTCCCCTTGTAAACCGCAGTGCGGTTTTTTATGTGGTTTGCGGCACGGCCACGGCGATACGGGCGCGGCTGGTTGATGCGGGATCAGGGGGCAGCCCCACGCCTAACACGCAGTTGTAGCCCGTTCCCGCCATGATCAGACCATTCGGATCGTAGGCGGTTTTAGCCACGTACTCGCCGGCCCACAGGTTCATGTTTTTCCATTGCGGGTCGATCTTGGTGTGGCGCTTGTTGGGGAAGTTGATGAACACGATGGCATCCTTCCCCGCCAGATAGGTGCTGATTCCGGTGAGGCCGGAACCCTGCCAGTTGGCATACTGCGTCTGGTTGGTCGATTGGCGCCAGCGGCCGCCGAACAGATCGAGGATGCGCGTGGACTCCTGGCCCTCGCCCTGCTCGGTGAGGGCTTCGAGCTTCACCTGGCCGGCGTCGGTGTGCTTCCAAATGTCCACCACGGAATTGTTGGAATTATCGAGCATACAATCGCCTACGAAGAAGGGATGGATGGAGCCGTTGTAGGCGCCTGAATCCATCGGCAGAACGGTGGCCCCCAGCAGCGACTGCGGCATCTGCTCGATGATGCTTTTGGTGAACGGGAAAGGGCTGTTGAGCGAATCCTGGTTAGTGGTGCGCGTGTCGAAGGTGCGCAGGTAGTCGAACATGTACATCACCAGGTCATCGACGGTCACACCCAGCTGGTAGGCCATGATTTTGCGGTTTTCTTCAAGATCGTTAGAGATCGAGGTCATGAACGCGAGATCGGAGATGTTGTTATAGTTGGCCCACTGGCCCACCACAATGTCGCGGAAATTGACGTTGATCTGCTCGGGCGAGTTGATCGTACCTTCGAGCTGCTGCGACAGATCCGGCCCCAGCGGGATGGCCATGAAGTTGCGGAAGGTCTGCCCCGCTTTCTCGGGCAAATCCATGTGCGTGCAAAGCAGGAGCTTGTTCAAAAACATGTACAACCACTGCATGAAAACGCGGTTGTAGTGGATAGTGAGCCGCGCTTGCGGCATGTTCGCGGAGGTCTGCGCGGCCGGGCTGGGGCCGTCGCACAACGTCGCACTGCGGGCGGCCAGGTGCGCCGCCTGCGCCATCAGGGACCCCGTGACTGCGATTGCGCTTCCCAACGCAACTAGCAGCTGCACGAAGGGCCAAAAGACACGTCGCGCCAGAAAAAGGGCGATGGAGTCCTGCGTTTTCGCGGTCATTGGTTCGTCTCCTGCTCAAGCGGGGGCTTGAGTTAATGAGCCGAAGTAGTGATCGCAGGCCTCCGCATAGTCCTTGTCGTTGGCGGCGATGAGGGCCTTCGACTTGGACAGCGGCATTTTGCGGATCTCTTCTTCGGTGTATTTCAGCGTCCGAGTTGGCGCTTGTTGCCGCTGGAAATTGGTGCTGCGGCTGCCAGTGGCAAAGCGCGTTTTCGGCCTCTCGGATCGCTGAACCGGACTCTCATCAGGAAACGACTGGGGGGCTGTTGAAGATTGATCGTCATGCGGGCCGGGATCTTCGAGCAGGAATCCCTGCGCCCGCAGGTAGTTGTAGGCCTTGGTCAGATGGTCGCCGGTGACGTGGCCCAGGTTGCCGCCGGCCAGGGAGACGGCTTCCTGGGTCAAAAGCCGCCGGTTGCCGGCGTGGGAGAAAAATTCAGGGTGTTCCTTTTCCCACTGATCTCCGACCATGCCGAAGTTCTGCAGAACAATTTGCTGCACATCCAGGCCGGTGGCGCTTTCTAAAAGCGTGGTGATGGCGGCGCCGGATTTGGCGGGATTGTCGAGATCGGCCGTAGCCCGCTGAATGTCATCGGGAGAAATGCGCCGGGCAGCTGGGGGAGGCGGAGCGGCGGCGGATGCCGACAAGGCGGCCGCCCGGCGAGCTAAGGTTTCCTGCGCATTGGCGTTCTGCAGGGCCAGCTTTTGCAAGACTTCTTCGGCGTCCTTGCCGTAGGTGTAGATGGGATGGGTGCCATCCTCCAGGTCCGTGACCCAGCATACCGACCCCGGTTCTACCGGCTTGCCGTTGGGCCGCGTGTCTGACCAGAAGCCTTTCATTGCAGCTTGTCCCCTTCCAATTTGGCGATTTCCGCATCCACCAGCATCCCGATTTCGCCTATCGCCCGGCGAAACATCTTCACGTAGGCCCAGGCGCTGGCCACATCCTGCGGGAATCGCAGCGGGTCTGTTTCGGATTCCATAGTCGCACTTCGGATGTGGATTTTGAGCGCCTTGCGCTGCAGCCTCATAAAAGTAGTAAACGTCCCGTTCGCCTTTGCTTCGCGCAGCAACTCCCGCTCATCCCTGGTCAGCTCCCGGTCCTCGTTATCGGCGGCGGCCGGGCGCTGCCACGCGGCCGGCGGTTCCGCGTCCACGGCCCGGCCCTCGCGCAGCGCGGCCAGTTCTTCGTTCAAGGGAACGCCGGCCAGGTACTTTTCGAGATTGGTGGTTTCAGCCATTAAGAGCACCCCGTCCAGAACACATGAAAAAAATGCTTGCCCGTCGTTGGGTCGTAGTGGTCATGAGAGTATCCGCACTGCTGCTTACCTTCCCTAGTCCTCTCCGCGAAGAATCGCGCCGTCTCGCCGTCGTAGGGGCAGGGCTTGGTGGCGGCTACAGCCAGGAGCAGCAATAAAGCCAGGATCATGGTTGCGGCACAGCTCCCTCCTGCTGAAATTCGCGTTCTACCATTGCGCAGAAAAACGAGCATGAGAATTCTGGTTCGCGCTTCATGTCTGCGGCACCACTCCCTCCTGCAGTGTGTTCATGTCCGTGTTGCGGGCCAGTCTGGCCTCGGCCAGCTCCAGGGGGACCGCGCCCTGAACGTGATCCATCGCCTTTTCGACCAGGGTTTTCTGTATGTCCTGCTTGCCTTTCTCCTGAACCTCCGCGATCCTGTTCTGGCCTTTCAGCTGCTCCATCTTGGCGTCGGCCTGAACTTTCTGGATGCCTGGCTGCATCTGCGCCAGCATCGCTTTTTGCTCGGCGGTCAAAGGAATGAAAATGTCCTCGCGCACGGCCAGCTCCGACATACGCAGGAACAGGTTGGCGATGGCGGCGAAATTGACGGTTTGCCCGATTTGATGGATGTGCTGCAGGATCTGCGGCTGCTGCAGGATCTGCAGCAGGAAGGGAATCAGCTGCGCGATGGCGGCCTTGGCCGCCAGCTTCTGGCCGCACAGAATCTTGATGGAGAAACGCGCGTCGAGAAAAGTTTCGGCCTCCATCTCGTCGAGGATGGCTTCGCCGTACTTCTCGCTCAGCATGTCGCGAATTTCTTTTATGGGGATGACTTCGCGGATGGTGCGCCACAGAAATTCGAGCCAGCGCGTCAGCACCCGCTCGATCTGATCGACGGGGTCGGAGATGTTCTCGTCGGCCTTGCTCGACAGGCGGTTGACGCCCGAGGCGGTGCGCCCGAAGCTCGACCCTGGCCCGCCCAGCTGTCCCTGCATGGTGGTCTGGTTGGCGCCTACCACGTCCTCGCCGCCCTGCATGGCTAGCTGGTAGATGCGCCAGGCCCATTCCGGCGGCTCGGGCATTTCCATGAACTTGAGCGCCTTGTTGAGATCGTGGCTGGGGCCGGTGTCGACGCCCAGCATCAGACCCAGGCCGGCGATGATGTTCTGCACTGGCGCATTGCCGCCGGCGTTGTCGTAGAGGATCGGCGCATTGAGCGGAAAGGCGATCATTTTTAGAACTTCGTTTAGAACGCCTTGAGACATGCGCTGATCGCCCGCGTTTAGCCTTCCAATCCCATAGCCGTAACCGGAATTGTCGATGTTGTACCAGTTGGCCGTGTAGCCGGCGGCGTGATCTCCTAGCCCGTGTTCCTCGTTGCGAATTACTTTTCGCCGGCCTTCGTAGCAGAGGACCTCGATCACTGTCTGTTCTGTCCAGTAAGCCAGTTTCATGAGCGGCTTTTGAAACGGGTTGGTCGAGGCCTGCACGTTTTCGCCCGCGGCGTGGATCACCACGCTTGAATTGGCGTTCATGTGCTGCGCTACTTCGGTGCCTGGCTGCGCGTCTCCGGTGGGGTGGGCGAGAAAGTATGTTTTTAGATTTTCGTCATCGGGAATGTCTTTGTAACAGTCCAGCTCGCGCAGCTGCGAGAGATCCTCGAAGTTGACGAAATCTATGTCGATCCTCGGCCAGCCGGAAAGCTCGGGGCGGTTGGGATGGCGCCACTTCTCGGAATAGAGCGTGGTCCCCAGGCGGCGATATTCAAGGAACGGCCACGTCTCCGTGACTTCCTCTTTTTTAGTTTCCCAATCGTCGCTCTCCCAGGTGTGAACTTTCTTAGGCTTGCCTACCATCCGGGGAATCTCTAGGGGCTGCGTCTTAGGCTTGCGCGTGGCCCGCATGACTTTGCGTTCCTCGACGCCGGGAACGGCGATGCCCGTTCCCTGCAGCGCCTGGCACTCGATGAAGAGACGCATGTTGTATTGCAGATCGGCGCGGTCAGAGAGCACCAGGAAGATTTCTGTCCAGGCGTTGAGATATGTTTCAGCGTCGGCCATGCCCGCCAGCTTGCCGCGCGGCTCCAGCACAAACCACTTGTCGTCTCCGAACACCGCGCG